GGAGTCGTTGTCCTGACGCTTCCGAAGCTCGATGGACTGGCTGCCCCAGATGCGCCACACGTCGGCCGCTGACTTCCCGCCGGCCACCAGCCGGTTATAGTCCGCCTCACCGAGGGCGATCTGGGCGACCTTCACCGAGTGCGGCGGCTTGATCAGCTGCTCGACACCGTCCTCGTCAAGCCTGCGATAGGGGCGCTTGAGCGCGCCGCGTTGGCCGGGGATGACGATGCCGGTCTCGTTACCCTCGTCGTCCTTGAGGCGCTGCTCGGGGATGTCGTCTTCGCGGACGTAGGACTCCATCTCGAACTGGAGTTCTTCATACGCCTCCATCGCCTCGTCGGACAGCATCGCCAGGTCAGGATGCGGGGGGACGTTGACGGTGGTGCCGTCATTGAGGGTGATCGGGGTGTCACGAAACACCGAGTCGTATTCGGTGGCTTGTTCACGCGCCTGATCGGCGGCCTCGGGGGCGGTGTGGGGAAGGTTCTTCACTTTATCTGCCATAGGGAATGGTCTACCAGATGCGGCACCATGTGTTCAAACATGCGTTTTACAAGCACAACAATGAGGTTCTATCGTGGAGAACATGGTTGGAACGAGATCAGAATTAGGCCCATCGGCGCAAGCCGTTGCTGATGCCGTTCGCCGGCACCGCGAAAGGATGGGGTGGAGCTTCGCGCGGCTGTCCCGCGAACTCACCAAAGCTGGCCGCGACATCCCCGCGCTGGGACTGGGCCGCATCGAAACAGGGCAGCGCCGCGTCGACGTGGACGACCTGACCGCGCTGGCCGTGGTGTTCGAGGTGTCGCCGGTCAGCCTGCTCATGCCACGGACCGAGGCGGACCACCCCGACGACTTCGTGCAACTCACCGGCACCGACACCATGCCGGGCACCCGGGCGTGGTCCTGGCTGATCGGGGCGTACCCGCTCGGCGGATCGGTACTGTCGTTCTACAACCATGCGCTGCCCTCGTGGGAGCGCAACGCGCTGGAAGAGAACCTCGGCGCCAAGCGCTCCGGCAAGCTCGACTGATGGACGAGGTCGCCGTCATCTGCCTGCGCGACAGCCCCTTCAAGCTGAAGGTGTTCCACTCCCAAGGGCTTCTGCGACTGACCGAGACGCGGACCCGGCCCGGGCCGTGGCGAACCGGGGAGGTCTACGACCACATGCTGTCCGAGGCCACGGTGGAGCTGCGCAGAGGGATGCGCATCGAGTGCATCCAGGAGAAGTGCTGCGACGAATGCGGGCCCAAGGTCAAGGTCCGGGTCGACGGCCGGACGGTCATGCGGTGGCCGGCCAGGCTCCACGTCTGACGCTACTTGCAGGCTACACTAAAAAGCCCCAGGCCATCTGACCTGGGGCTTTTTAGAGTCTTGACACTCGGGCCTAGCTGGCGCCCTTGATGTCGGTCCAGCTCTCGCCGTCGATCCACTCGTGGTAGTACAAGGGGATCAGCTCGTCGGAGGTCGGATCGTTGGGGTCCTTGCCGACGAAGTACGGGTCGGGCAGCACCATGTAGCCCAGCGAGCCGGCGTCCGGGTCGGTCTTGGACCGGCGGAACGAACCGATGTCGTTGAGCTTGCACAGCGAGTAGCCCTCGGCCGTGTAGAGGAACTTGCCGCGCTTGCGGCGGGCGAACATCAGGATGATCTGGTACTCGGGGCCCTCGTTGTCGACGGGCTTGCCGATACCGAAGTTCTCGGTGCCGGGGTCTTCGACGATGCTGTCGCCGTTGGCGTCGGACAGTTCCAGGTTCATCCGGAGACGCTTCATCAGCGGCTTGACGGTCTCGACGCCGGTGAAGTTGATCGACAGGCTCTCGGACGTCAGGTCCGAGTCGAACGGCATGTTCGACTGCAGGATCATCTGGTTGTCGTTCGAGATGTCGGCCGCTCGTTCCGGTCCGCCGTCTTCGGTCAGGGCGCCGATGAGGTGGAAGCCCTCGTTCGGTTCGGGGTTGGTGATCCAGTCACCGTCCACCAGGATGTGCGCGAACAGGTCGTCACGCGGGGTGCCGTCCAGCGCGAAGGGCGACCAGCCGCGTGTCGCGGGCGAGCCGGCGACCCAGGGACTGATGTTGGTGGCGGCACCGCGGTTGCTGCGAATCAGAATCGCTGCGAGACCGCCGCGGGTGTTGAAGCGGGAGTCGACATCGCCGAATCCGCCTGCCCGCCAGCTGGTGCCGGTTGCTCCTGGAAGTGCCATTGTGGACGCCCTTTCTTCACGCTGAATACTATGCTACGAAACTGCCGTTGGGCCGGTGATCTAGTCGTAAGTCTGCCCGAAGATATACCGCGCCGTATAGCGGATGACCTTGTCGTTCTCGTACGGCCAGCGGTGTGGTGATTCTTTGACCTCCATAGAATCGAAGCTGCCCTCCATTTCTAGAGTCCTTCCTAGAAGCAGCATTCGGCGGTGTACTACATCTTTGATGTTGCGTGCTGCATCTTCGCCAGCCTGTTTATCAATCAGGATGTCCAGTTGGATGAGGTCATCTGCGGTGGATTCTTCGAGGTTTTCGGCGCTGCCGGGGATCTTCTGCACCAGAACAAACGGCAGCGGGTCACCGGCGCGTCGCGTGTTGGCGACGCTATACAGCGGGTTGCCGTCGAGCCAGCGCACCGCCAGCGTCTCGGCGTCGATGGGGCCAGAGTCCAGGATCTCGGTCAAAACAGCTCATTCCCATACTTGCTGGGCTTGCCTGCCGCGGCCGCCCGCGCGTTGTTGGTGGGCCGGCCGCCTCGGCTGATGACCGGGAAGGGGAACTTGTAATTCCGAATCTTACGATTACCCCTCGCGGCGATCGTGCCGCTCATGTCGCGCTCGACGGTCGCGGCCAGGGCAAACGCCGGGGTCGGAGTGTCGGGAGACGTGTGCCACTCGCCATCCTTGCCGAACCAGCTACCTGTTCCGTGCTTATCAGGCCCGGTGCCGTACTCCAGCAGGTGCGCGATCGGATCAAAGGTCACCACGCGGGTCCGCCAGCCACCGCGGTTGCCGCCTTCCGCCCTGGTGGCGCGGACAGACTCACGGTGGATCGAGGCGCGATACTCGCCCGTCGCATACCCGGCGTCCAGATAGTCCTTGGCCAACCACTTCCAGTGGAACTCGACTTGCCGGCCAATGTCAGCGACGTTGTCGGTTATCTCATCGTCATCGAGGAGCTTCACTTCCAGCTCGTTGATCAGCTGGTGTCGATTCACTGGCATCGGGGGTCACCACCCTCACCGTCTCTGTCTCCAGTACAGCCGCCGACGAGGAACCGCCTTCGGATTTGTCGTCGGCCTCAGCCTCGGAGTCGGGCTTGGACTTGGACTTCGACTCAGGACGAGACTTGGAGGTGTTGCGTTCTGCAACACCCTCGTCATCGTCGATCTTGCGAACGAGGTCACCCAGCTTCCTGGCATCGGCCGCCTTCAGTGTCACGATCTGGCCCGGCTTCTTGTACTTGAAACCCGACCCGACCGGAACGTAAGTCTGCTCCACTACCTCGTATTTGGCGGGCATGTCCGTGCTCCTATCCGATGTGCTTCTTGGAATAAACCGTCGCTTTGAACGGCCCAGCGAAATCGTCGAACACCTCGACGCCGCCGATGATCGAGTAGTTGACGCCGGCCACCGTGATCGTGGCGTCGGGCAGCACTGCGCGCAGCATGTCCACCACCGGCGTGGCATACTCGCCGACCGGGATTGTCGACTTCCAGAACTGGGTGCCCACGTCGAACTGCAGCTCGGCGGTCTCTTTGAATGTCAGCGGCCGATGCCGGCAGCCGGGCAGGTTGGTCGTCACCGGCACCTGCGGGTAGGTGCCGAGCTCGCCCTTGGTGGGCCCGTCAACGTAGGTGACGATCGAGATGACGTGATGACCGAAAGACATCGCTACCCCGGCAGCACGGTGAAGTGTTCAAGCATCGCCTCGGCGACCTGCTCGCTGCACCCCGTCTCCGCGATGATCTCTTCAGCGGTCGCGGTCCGGAACCGCGAGAAATCTGGCTTGACGTCAACGGTGATGGCCATCGGGGACTCCTTCACAGAAACTCCAGGGGTGGAAGCGTGTAGCTGGCGAACACGCTGGTCTGCGAATACGCCGCCGTCTCAGCGGCCGACGCATACGGGTCGGCCCACCGGTAGGTCACGTCGTCGACCTTCTTCGACAGCAGATCAGGTTCGCCACGGCCGGACAGCTGCAGGGTCGACATCTCGTCGACCATCGCCAGCACGGCATAGCGCCAGTCGGCAGCCTCAGCGTCGTCGTAGCCGTGCGTCATCACCACGACGATGTCCTGGTAGAGCTGCGACCACCAGCCGCCGTTGTTCTTGCGCACCGAGATGGGCCGCGACAGGGCGCCCGGAGGCCCTCCTGCTGACCAGCGGACAGTGCTCAGCGTCACGAGCACTGCGCCCTCGGTGATGCTGGTCATCTCAACCAGCTTGCGGGTCGGCAGGTTCAGGATCCTGCTGCCTGGCCCGTCGATGGTGATCTCGTCATCTTCGATGATCGGATTCACGTGCCAACCACAATGACGTCGCGCCGCTACCAGTGCGGCGGCCAGCATTTTCGCGACCTCGGGGTCGTTAGCTGCTAGCCGCCCACCGGTGAACGACGCGACGTCAGTGGTGCTCAACTCGGGCATGAAGCCCCTAGCTACTTAGTCGGTGGCTTCGGAGGAGTGGCCTTGGCCGGCTCCGGGGCCTTGGACTCTGGAGCCTTGGCCGGTTCCGGCGTCGACTCCGGAGCCTTGGCCGGCTCCGACTTGGCCTCGTCCTTGGACTCGTCGTCCTTGGGCGCTGCCCGCTTCTTGGCTGCCGTCTTCAGCTTGGCCGCCGCCGCGCGGTTCTCCGACCCCGCGGCGACAACCGTGCCGTCAGCCTTGACCCGCTCGTGCATTACGAGCCCGCCAGCGGAACGATGGCGTCGTCGTTCACGACCAGCGTGGAGAAGTAGCCGGCGTAGGCGACCTGCAGGCCGAACACGCTGGGCTCCACCACCTGCAGGGTGCCGACGCGCTGCTCGAACGCTTCGATCGCTGCGGTCGAGAACAGGAAGGCGTCACCGGCGCCCAGGCCGGCCGACATCACCACCGGGATACCGGAGATGTTGCCCATCACGCCCTGCGCGAACCGACCGGCCTCGAAGCCTGCCGACTGCGCGTTCTGCGGGTTCACCGGCGCGAACAGCGGGCCGAAGACGCCGAGCACGTCGGGCGAGATGGCGATGGCCAGCTTGCCCATGCCCTTGACCGCGGTGTACACCTTGCCGACCGCTTCCCAGACCGCGGCCGCGACGGTGTCGCCGGTCGGGTTGGCGCCGTAGCCGATTGCCGGGGTCGTGGTCGAGTTCAGCGCGGTGCCGACCAGGGCCTCGGTCTCGATGGCGTACTGCTGGGACAGGCCGTTGACGACCAGGTCCAGTGCCGACGGCGAGGAGAAGTCGATCGCCTGCCGCGACACGTTGACGTAGCCGCCGAGAGTCTTGGCGTTGACGGTCAGCCGGTTGATGATCATCTTCTGGCTGTCCAGCTCCGACTTTTCGTCGGCGGGGCCACCGGCTGCGCCCTGGAAGCCGACGGTCGGGTGCTGGGTGACGACGGGACGGTAGAACGTCGCGCTGGTCAGCGGCAGTACGCCGAGGGTCGACACCAGAGGGCGGGCGGCGTCGATGAAGTCGATGACCGGACCGACGATCGGGTCGGGGATGACGCCGAGCGAGTCACCGGTGCGCTGGTGGTCAGCGGCACGCGAGTAGACCTCCAGGCGATCGCTCGCCTCGCGGCCACCCTGGGCGCTGTGCCACATGTCGATCATGTACTCGCCGGCGGAGCGGTACTCGACCTCGCTCTGGCTGGGCTTGCCGCGCATGATGGAGATGGCCTGATCGACAGCCTGACCCTTGGCGCGGGTCTCGTAGGCGATCCGGTTGACGTCCTGCGCCTGCTCCATCTGCTCTTTGATGACCTCCATGCGGCTGCGGCATTCCGCAACCATGAGGCCCTCTTCTTCGTTGATGTCGCGGTTGGTCTGGTTGGCCCGGTCGTAGATGCCTCGGACCAGGGACTCCTTCTCCTGGAGTTCGGTCTCAAGGCGACGCAGGTACTGGTCGTTCGCGGTCACATTGCTGGGTGCCATCTCAGGGCTCCTTGTCGATGGGGGTGTTGCGTTTTGCAATAGCCAACGGTTCTCTCAACCACCGAGCTTGGAGTCCCAAGCAGCCCACTCGGCCAACGTCTTGCTCTGTCAGGCAGAGTACATCAAAAAGCTCGATATGATGAAGGAACCCCCGCGACATTGAGAAGTAGGCTCCTGACATGACCGCACCCAATCCCAATCAGTCCCCCGCAGTGAAGCGCCCGGCGCCGGCAGGCGGCAGCGGATGGGGGGCTGGCGCTGCGGCGGCACCGCCCGACCACCGCACCACCGCACTCGATGCGGCGGTGTCGATTCTGCGCGGCGGCAAGCCGACGGCAGACTCCAAGGCCGTGCTGGCGATGGCCGAGGAGTTCTACCAGTTCCTGAAGAAGGGCAACCGGGACTAGGGCGCGGCGATGGGGCTGATGGTGTAAGACGCTTCCCAGCCCATACCTGACAACGACTCCGCATACGTTTCCGCAATGGGGCGGGACGGGAACGGTCCCACGAGCATCGGCCCGCCGTCCTTGCGGTAGTCGTACTGGATCGCGAACTGCTCCATTGGACTTACGAGCCCGGCGCCCAGCGCTTGCCGGCATTCTCGTGCATCCACTTCATGATCGGATCATTCAGGTACTGATCCATGAGCGGCGTGCGAGACACCTGCTCCGGCTGAACCTCCACCTCGGGCTCCAGCATGGCGGCCTCGGCGGCACTGCGCATGGCCAGAATCTTCGCGCCCTCGTAGGCGGGCTGGCCGACGAACGCCAGGTGGTCCAGAAATGCGCGAGTGACCCGACGTGTCTTGGACTGGCGATCCAGCTCCTGGTCGAATCTCGGGTTCTTCACCATGAAACCGATGCTCGGCCACAGCGCCCCGTCGGCGGCCAACTCCAAGGTGTCGTCGCCCTCACGGGTGCGGCTGATCTTGATCTCGCTGACCAGGCCGTCCTCACTGTAGGGGTCGGATGAGACCACCCGGCCCACCAGGCGAGCGCCCTTATGGTCGGGGGCTGGAATCTCCAGCGCCGCGGTCGCCGGGATCTTGCGCGTCTGCCCCTCGATACCGTTGAAGGCGCTGCGTGAGAACACCTCGTTCCACACGGCACCAGCGAAAGGCACCGGGGTGGGCGACTCGTAAGGGACAGCCAGGACAGTGATGATGCGCTGCCCAAAATCGACACCGTCGATGCGGACCCCATCAGAACGAGTTTCCACAGATGGGACCGTTGCGTTGCGATCCAGATCGTCAGCCATTGCCTCTCCTCACGAGAATTGTTTTCAGGCTACCGCAGCAGCGCTTATACACCAGAGCGGATGCTTCAAGACATGAGCATCATTTTGTCCGACCAGGCATCACGAACCCCAGTGCGCCACGCCCGACGAGGCGCGCGGCGGTACCGCGTAACCAGACTGGGGCCGTCGTTGTGCTCGACCAGCGACG